TGCTTTATCTTTCTTCTTATCTAGGAATTTTTTCAGACCGTCAGGCATATCTCCCTCGGAAATCTTCTCGCCATCAGAATCAGTTTCTTCCTTCTTTACAGAAGGCATTGGATCCGCACTACCAGAATTTTTCTGTTGAGCGTCACCTGAAACTAGTTTAACTTTTTTGGTTGCGTCTGGATTACTATCTGTAGGTTTTACTACAGCAGCACCTAAATCTTCAGCACTATTAGATAGTGGTGAATTTTCAGCAGCTACAGCGTTCTTTTTGGGAGCGTCTGGAACCGTCATTTCTGCGACCTGTTTTTCTGTCTCGGCCATATTGAAGTTCTCCTTATTTCTTTTAAAAAAAATAATTATTTTCTTGTTTTGTTATAAGATATTTATAATATTACAAACCTTTAAGGAACTTACTAAATACCAACGCTTTCGCTTCGGCAAGTTTTAGTGATTTTGCTTCCTTAATGTATTGTTTATATTCTTCAATATCTTTTTGTTTTATTACACCATTGTCCCAAATCCATTCTTTTCCTTCCATAATGCCTTCTACGAAAGCGTCAGGAGCAGATGGGTCTGCCACAATGTCAGCTGCAGTTGCAAGGTAAAAGTCGTTTCCAACTCTTGCTTCACCACCACGACTTCTCTCTAATGAACCCATACCACGAGAAGAAACGCCTAATTTAGCGCCTTCATCTATAAGATTTTTTACAATCTTACCATATGGAGTATCCATTATCTTTGCTTCACCGATAAAGTTGTTACCGTCTGGATAGAGTTTAGTAATCATATGACTTACTCTTTCCAAGTTAACCGTTGGTCCATCAGGATGTCCTAATTCACCAAACGCTCTTTTCTGTTCCACAAATTCTCTGTTATATCTACTAACTTCTTTTGCTAGTGTTTCTTTAGGATAGACTCTACCATTTCTGTTTTTTATTTCAGATTGTAGGAATACGCCACGAATTTTGTAATTCGTTTTACCTTTTACTTCTTCGGTGATGTATTCTACATTTTCCAAAGTTTCTGTAATTAATTTCATAATAGTTTATCTCTCTCTTTCCTAATATTTATAATATTTATTATCTAAATTCAACAATAATCGTATAATTGTCATTTAATGCAAAGTCTTTAGTACTTAAATAGACATATCCGTTAGGCGATGTCGCATTGTTTACTATGTCATTTCCCGCAGTTCTAAAGTCTAAATGCCCTTGTCCAGATAATAATAATGATGTTGTGTTTTCAGTAGCGCCTCCCCAAGCAATCTCTACTGCTGATTTTCTATTTGCAGTATTAACTGAATACCACACTTTCGCAATCTCTTTAGTACCATCTGCTGTCATAAAGTTAGAAGTTGTCGGGTTAGCAATCACGGTGTTTGTCTCACCAGTGCCATCAGAATAGTTTGTTTGTTTTACAACATACTTAACACCTGCCGTGTCCGATATTATCTGTTGTGTTATCAAATCTGCCATTTTATTTTGTCTCCGTTTCTTTCTGTACTTCTACAGCCATATTGAATTTTGACACATTAGCGTCTGTCGTAATCTCTAAAGTTGTTGCCGTATTTAATTCTTGTTCAATTACTTTACGAGCTTCACCTTCTTTTAATCCCCAATTACCAAACCCTGTTAAACTTAAAGATTGGTCTCCGAGTTTAAGAGTCGCTGTGCCTGTTCCTCTAATCTCATAATATACATTCGCTAAAGATACAGATTGACCAGCAGAATATAATGTTCCACTTTCATTGTCCGCACCACTAGCCGTAATAATAGCTTTAGTGGTATCGTCTACCTTTGAGACAATACTTAATGCCATCTAATTACTCCGAAAAATATGTTGTCAATGCAGTCTCTACATCGCTATCGCCGGCCGCAACTTCTGTGATTTTAGTTTCAATAATATCAACTAAATCTTGTGGTTGTTTCCAATCAATTGCGTCAAGGCCACTTACTAAGGATTCTACACTTTCTTTCATCGCTGGTGATAGAGCGTTGAATCTATCATTTTTGATGTAACCAGATGTATGTCCTACAATACTTGATACCGTTAATGCCATTTTTATTCTCCTGTGTTACCAGGTGTTGCCTGGTTAAATGCTTGTTTTACTTCGTCTTCTGTAGCGTTTTGTCCAATAGGTGAAGCAATTTCAGGTTTCGGATCGGAATGGTCTTCAGCATTAACCTCTCCAGTCATTACATTAGCTGCACTTTGAAATAGAGAAGAAGCGTATTCTTTTCTACTTGTGTCTAATGCGTCTCCGACTTTATCTCTTAAAGCACCTTTAAAAGCGTCACCGGCCTCTGCGTTATTGCCTTTTGCTAATTGGTCTACAAAAGTATCTACTTGTGTTATTTCATTATCTGCCATTTTATGTTCTCCTTATATATTTCTAATAACCAGTATCGTCAGGTACACTTGTTTGTGGAGCTGCGATAAGACCATCATCAATTTCTTTTTTAATTTGATTATCAATTTGTTCAATTTCTCTTTCAGATTGTTTTAAAATAGTTTGTCGTACAAATTGTACACTAAAGTATTTACCAACATAATCTCTCACATCATTCGCTAATGCTATTCTTTCTCTTAATAGTTCAGCGTCTTTCAGTTCCGAGAAATGACCATCAGCCAAAAAGTCGTATTTAATTTTTTGACTAATTGCCTCCCAGTCTTCTTCATTTATGACTGATTTTAAAACTAGTTGAGTTCTTAATAAGTCATTAAATAAATCTGTAAATTTCTTTCTTAATCTATGTACAAACTTCGTAAATTTAAGTTCGTCTCTAGTAATTTCAGTTGTTCTACCTAAATTGAAACCTTGACTTCCTTCTAATCTACTTACTGGTACATTTAAACTTCTATATAGTTTTGCTTTAAAGTATTCAATATCACCTGTCTCACCTAGGTTTTGTCCACCAGGTAATGTAGTAATATCAGTTCCTCTTCCGCCTTCTCTACTTGGTAACCAAAAGTCTTCAAGCATAGACATATAGTTTCTATCGTCTCTAATCTCTCCAGTACTTGCGTCATAGACAAGTTTGTTTCTGTATCTTGCCATAACATCACGGAGATATTGCTCTGCTTTTACTTTAGGTAAGTTACCTACATCAATCTTAAATATTCTTCTTTCAGGTGCTCTTGCAATTCTGTAAATAACAACAGCGTCTTCAATCATTCTTAATTGATTAACTGGTTTAATTGCCTTGTGCATATAACCCATAACCATATTTTTGTTCAAGTCTACTAATCCACTTGGACAAAATGCGATAGCGTCTGTAGCAATCTTAATACCACCACTTGCCATACCAGGTCCTGCAACACCTTTTTCATTGTATAAAAAATACTCATTGTAGTCATGTACCACTTGTATGTTTGCCATATCAATTGGTCGACCTTTTTTAATCTCTCGTATTTTTTTAATCTTACGAGGATCAATATACCTTAATTCTGTTATACCTCTTACAGGCGATTCTCTATCAATAACTTTATGATAGTAAATTCTTCCATCAACATACCATCTTCTGAATATGTCGTGTCCTTTTGTACTAAAGTTCATCAACCTTAGTATCTCTTTAAATTCATCTTCAACCTTACGCTTAACTTTATCGCTAAAGTCCGTGTCAGTTAAATCTACTCGTACTGGATCTCTATCTATCTCGTTTGCAACTATAGCCTCGTTGACAATATCTTCAACAGCCATATCACATTCAGGATGGATTGAAATCTCTCTATACCTTCTTATTAAGTCTTGCTCTGTCTTGGCGTTACCTTCCATGTCAAGGTATTGACCAAAATAACCACCAGCAGAGACGGTTTGTGTTCCGTCATCTGCTGAGGGTTGAGTAAAACTTTGCTTCGGGTCTGGAGTATCTTTAACTCTAGTAATTTGAAAACCGAAAAGTTCTGCCATTATATTTTCCTCACAAGTTTACTTTTTATTATATATTTATTCAACTATTAAGTAGTCGTTCTTGCCTCAAAGAATAGGTATCTAAACGCCACTTCAAATGTTTCAACTGCTTCTGTTGGTTCCATATTCAAATCAATGCCACCGATAGAAGTTGGAAAACAACCTCTTAAAGTGTATGATTTAATAGTAGAGCCATTTCTGTCTAAATGGTCAATAAATGCGTCTACTTGATAATCTACTGGATTAACTAATCCTTCGTTATCAGACATATTATTGATTCCATTTTGCCATCTTTCAAAAGCGTCTCTTAATTTGAAGTTTGTATCGTTAAGTACCGTAATACTCCAAGGTTCAAAGTTTCTATCAGCTGCAAGATATACAGGTCTTCCACGGAAGTTAACCGTAGTAGTACCAATAGACATTGCAGGTATGCTTGTCGTTTGACATAAGAACGCTAGTTCTTCTGTTTCTCCACCAACTTGTGCATAACCAGGGAAAGGCATTGTTACCTTAAATTGGTTTGCTCTAGCTCCACCGCCAGCAAGTTTAGTTTTGAAGTCATTAATGTTTGCCATTTTTTATTTCTCCTCTTTACTAACCTGCGACTTCTGAAAAAGCCACACCAGTTCTGGTTGCGACAAAAGATAATGTGATAAAGTTGATACTTCTTGCTGGTTTAATGTAAATCTCAGCAATAAACTCGTTTCTATCAATTACTTCGCCTGTGTTATTTGTTTCATCACACACTACTAAAAAGTCTGTGATACCTCGTCTACCTTGTACTTCTCTTAAAAAAGGTTCTGTTAGGTTTCTAAAGTTAGCTCTTGTAAACTCATCATTGAATTCAAAGAGTTGAAATTTAGAAGCTGTAGCAATTGCCTTTTCTAAAACAATGAACAATCTTCGTACATTTATTCTATCAAATGCAGATGGTGTTGTTAGTCCAGTCTTATCACCAAACAAGATAATACCTTGACCAGGGAAAGAAACAACTGGGTTTACTCTCGCTCTGTAAAGTTCGTCTCGTTGAGTTTTGTTTGGACTATAAGCAAGTTTAACTGCACCTCTAACAATACCTCTGTTTAATCCAGCAGGACTAAACCAAGCGTCATTAGTTAAATCAGTTCTTGCTGACAAACCAGCCATATCTCCGTTTAACGGTACATATCTATATACATCAGAATATCTGTCATACATATATTTGTAACCACTATCAAAGATTACATAACTAGATGATTGTACTGCATTGAAGAACGCAAGTACATTATTAGTTTGAGTTATAGCAGAAGCAATATTAACTACATCACTTCTTTGTGGACTAGCAAATACTATACAATCTTTTCTTGTTTCAGCGATTGTAATTAAATCACCAATCAAGTTCAGACTTGCTGGACCAGCCATTATCAAACCAACATCAACGGTTTCTGAATCTTGGAACAATTCAAATGCAGACTTTCTAGCACCGTCAGTCACACTTCCATCAGCACCGTTTCCGAATGTTAATGCAATAGGTCCTGATACAGCAGTGAAAGCAGTATTTGCTTTTGCGTTACCCCAATTAGTTCCGTTTGAGTTATGGTCTCCCCAAAAGATGAAAGATGATTTCTTGTAAATAACTTCTGGATAGAAATTATTAGAACCACCAGCGTCTTTTGCGTCTTTAGCTTTTGATACTTTTTCGTATACTTCTAGTACTTCGCCTTTAGTTCCTGATATAGAACCGTCAGCGTCTATAACGACAACATGAATTTCATCATCACTACCACCGGCAGCTAATACATCTGGAGATGTTCCAGGTGCACCACTTACAAAATCGTAATGTGACCATCTTCGTCTAACATTAGCGCCATCTAAGATAACTCTAGTTAAACCACCTGAACCAACTTTTTTCTTAATTGTAATGTCGTTAGTTGATACGGCTGTTACCTCGTAT